AGTTTGTACTATTATATTACAACTGGCCGTGTCCCTATACCCGTATTCCCAACAATAAAAATATCTTAATAAGGCTAAGCACAGTAATTAAAAACACAACACAAATATACAATTGCCACATAAGCAGTAATATAGGTACAATATTCATAACATTACACAGTCCCCAGTCTACCTCCCAGTACATGCACACAGGCGGTCGCAAAAGGACCGTTGTATAGGCCCCCTGCTGTATATATAGACACTGCCCACACCACTCCCGGTTCATGTTACAAACGGAATAGATGATTGTTGCCAACAACAATAAGAGAAAAAGGCACTGTAAAAGCACCGCTCCCGGTTGTGGAATGTAGCCAGTACCTAAAACGTTGCAAAACACATGAGTAATACATTTGTTAAAACATGAACATACCTGCTGGCAAAATTGGCAGCAAATGTACCAGCAACCGATACCGGTGCCTCCAAAAGCAATAAAAAACGAAAAATATGTAGCAGAGCCCCTACACGTCCGCCGGCCGGAAGCCAAATACTAAAAGCCCAGGTGTGGCCAAAATACTGCCCTGAGTCAGAAGAAATAACTCATACAACGACAATGTTGACATGCTACATACTTTATTTATTATAAGAGTATAGAAATGTAAAATGTACAGAGGTAGGAATGTTGTAAAATACATATAATGTTTAAACTTGCCTGCGTCGGCGTTTGGAAGACCTGGAGGTAGGCCTGGTAGGCGTAGAAGGACGGGGTCGCTTTAGGGGGCGCGCAGGCCGGGCAGACCCTGTTTGATGTAAAAAGCGCCTACCAAGAGGATAGGCCCCTAATTCAGAGGACATTCTGTCTGATAAATCAACCACCCAAAAAGACATTTTGTCATATGGATCTTCCTTTTCCTTAGGAGGCTCTGCTGTGGGACACATTGTAGCAAGAGAATCAATATATCTGTAAGTGGTTTCAATAGAGGTAGACGGTGGAGCCGCAATACCTAATTGCCATTCATCCAGAATAGAGGGATTCATTAAGTGTATGTGTGCCAATACATCGGGAGTAAGAGACACTTTACAGAGCTGCACAATGAGAGAAATTTCAAATTCCTCCACATGTCTGAGGTAGTGCTTGTACTTTGCAGAATCATAGGACTGAATATTATCTTCTGTAGCAACATTAATAGTAAAATTCACATTGTGGGTATTATCAACCAAAGTAACAAATACATTATTATTCCATAATACAGCATTATTAGCACCCTGAGCCCGTTCAATCCAGTAGGGCCTACTAAATAACTGGGAGTCACTAGATGCTAAGGACCCACTAGGTGTAGCAAAATATAAAGAGGGAGCCAGCTGATGCTGGTCCTGGCCTTGCTCAGCACCAATAAAATACTTTTTACCATTACCCTCAAACCCCTCCTCTGGAACACTGTCACCAACAGTGCCATTATGGGTGAAATAATGACGTGCATACACCTGCTCGCGGCGGCCAAAGAAAAACATACCATCCCCAAACCTATCATTGGCCATACCAAGAAAGTCTGGCCATTTACAAGTATCTGCAACAATATCTAGGGGTACCCCTGAGTGATCAGCCTGCAAGGCAGCAAAATTCATGGCACCAAAGCCAATATCACACATATCCCCATCCTGAATAACAGAGGACACCAACTGTAAAGGAGGACAGGTGCCTTTAGGAGGATTTTTGTCACATGCAGGAGCAACATCCCAGTGTTCACCTTTACAAGGGGTGCAACCAACAACAAACAACTGTGTTTGTTTAGGATCCATAGAAACATTTTGTCTAGCGTCCTTAGCACCACCCTTTTGATATCCATTAGGATTTTCAGTATCCTTTAACTTATTAAATAAAGGATGCCCAGTAGAACCAATACCTAAAGGCCCTCCTCTGCCAATATCAATTCCTCTAAGACGCCACACGAGGCGCTCCGATTCAACATTATACAATTGTTTGTCAATTAAAGCAAACTTATTGGGATCTGGGAGACGTAGGCGAAAAGCCCTAAACTGGTTGCCAGAAACCTTAGGAACCTCAACGGTGTGATTGCCTGGTTTTATAACGGGAAAATAGGGGTGACCCACAGTTACTAGACGATCACTGGATGCATGGAAGAATACAGATGTTTCCACAACATATTCATCGGTGGTAAGACTCCTAGACACAGGAGGAGCTGGAGGTAGGTATATTTTACCAGTCTGAGGTAGCCACAAACCAGCCATCTGCAAAACATTAAAAACCAGACCGTTTGCGCTTGCGTTTGCGTCTGTGACTTGGATGCAAATAAAATGTATCAAATGCATCAAAACCATCCACAACAATAGGAGGTTCAGACACATCTGGAAACACAGTGCCAGGAATAACAGGATGTACAGAAGGCACAGAAAAAGGTACAAGACCCCCTACATCTGAGAGTAAGATTTGTAGGGCTGTGCCTGGAGGAAGTGTCAGGACACGAACCAAAGGAGGGACCTGAACAGCAGGAACTGCCTGAGGTGTAAGTAACAATCGAGAACTTCCAAACTCTTCTGAGTACGTGTCATACAAGTCAGCCTCACCCGTAGGGCCAACAAGTGTATGACCTTCTATAAAAGATGTTTCAGCACTGCCATTAATGTTAGCAGATGCTAAGCCATCAACAATAGAGGCCACCCCAGATTGCTGACCAAGTGGTTGCAATTCAACTGAGCCAGCATCTATAGAGCTGAAATCATAATAAAAATGCACATTGGATCCTATTTGTAATCCACTGCGTGTTACAATAGTGCCCCGGCGACCTAGGCGACTAAGACGCACGCGCCCCTCTGCTGTTTCAGAAAAGCGAGGCCGTCCCAATGTTACAATGTCAGCAAAATCAGGGTCAGGCGCTGCAGCAACAGACTGTAAATCCTGTTCAAACTGCTGCGTGACCTCATCCTGAAAGGCGGGATTTTCAAATTCAAATGTTACCGCCTGCCTGGGGCGCCCAAGAAAAGCCATATTGTGTGTTTGTACTTGTTGTACACGTCTGTTATAAAGGTCCCGTGCACGTTGAAAGGCCCTTTGAAATACACGAGGGGTACTGGTCCGTGGGGGCGTAACAGCCTCCTCAATAGAAAATGTAGAAGACCCTCCTGTTTCAACAAATGTGTCTAAAGGTATAGATTCACCTATACTAATAACCCGTCCCTCACCAACAGCTGCCCCTACAAACACCTCAGCACCAGCCTGTGTTACAGGGTCTGTGGGATGGCCATATACCGATATGTAAGAAGGATTAACATGCCGTGTGCTTGTTACTGAAACACGCTTAGGAGTAGATGTAGGAGGTTGTGCCTCAATAACGGCACTTGTGGGGTCTATGGGTGTAATAGCAGGCGAGGTGGCCTCTATAGTAATATCTGATACAGGGTCAGTACCAACGGTAACCTCCAATTCACCTCCAACAGGGGGTCGCACAGGAACATCAGGTATTTGTGTTTCAGGTACAGTCTCCAAAGGAACAATAGAGGATGCAGTAGGTGATATAGGATCAATGGGTACAATATCAGATGGTCCTACAGGATCCAAAACAACCCCAGGACGTAGTACAGTACCCTGGGACGTAACCCTACCCCCCCCAGCCCCTACAGGGGTATATCCCATAGATCCCCCGGAGCCCCTGCCAGTACCTATACCCAGGCCCCCAAAGTACACAATACTTGCAATCCATTTTAATATCCTATCTGCAATGGTATTATTTTCCACTTTATTTTTAACATCATCAGGGCATGTACCAGACAGGGCACAATGCCTGTATATATTTTCAACTGTGTCACGCTTTCGCCTACGTGCATGTGGAGGCTCCATTGATTATACAAGTGTAGCAAAGCAGTACAAAAGAAGTATAATATACAAGGTACACAAAATCACAAGAGGCAGATGTGATGCTATTTACAAATAGGCAGCATTACTGGCATGTGTGGTTACAGGGATTCCAGGTTTCCAAATGAAAACTGTGTACCCTTTGGTAACTTCACAGTATGTAAAAACCTTTCCCGTTGGCTATTATTTCTAAATGCTACTAATACCCTACTACACCCTACCCTATCTGAGCCCCTATCACCTACCCATGAAAATGCAGTGCTTATACTTTCAAATAGCGCCCTATAATTTTGTTTCATTCTATACCTCCAACATTTGGTAGTATTTGCAGGCCCTTTAATAAGTATTACTGGCGGATCCCTAGCCTCGTCTTGTAATCTTGCAAGTCGCGAACGATAGTGTCTATTAGGCAGTCGATGTCCTTGCCCCACTGATGAAGGAGACTGGATAGGAGACTCGGATCCCCACCTGGGTCGTTGGGATTTATGTTTTCTTTGTTGGATTCGTCGGCTTCTGGTATGGTGCCCAGGGGTATCGCTTTCGGTCGCCGATGTCGCGGATGGGCTGGGGGACGGTCGGGGTCTTTTAGTAGATCTCCTAGTCCTCCTCGTGTCGTGTCTGGAAGTTTCATAGGTGATGGCAGAAGATCCAGTAGGCCTCGGGTCGCTCCGTGGGGGGGTGCTGGTAACAGAATTAGATATTATTTCACTTTCAGTTCGTACTTGCCATTCATTTGCTGCATCAAATTGTGTTGCCTCATCTGCAAACCGCACATAGAAATGTTTATTTCCTTCCCAGTCTATATAGTACAGGCCGTCTGCAGATACCTGTCCACGGGCCTTGTACCAATTGTCCTGTGCGTCTTGGTAATAAATAGCGGTCCATAACGTGTATGGCACTGCATTGTCCTCATTATTTCCATACCACACCTCTATGGTTTTTCCTTGTTTTTTAAATGTATGCGATGGAGGTGTCATAAACAGTTCATAGCTTGTATCTGTCAATGTCCATTGTTCATTTCCAAATGCAGAGTTCTTTAGACTTTTTAGCACTATGCCCATTAATATAGCCTGTTTGGCCTTGCTTTCAGATGTGGCCAATGACGGTACTTTTTGTATGCCCAAATTGCTAATACCGTTTTTTCTGGCATAGTGCAGTAATACATATTCCTGCCTTACAAGGTCCCAATGTACTATTTGTCCATCTATGTCTGTGCGGCCTGCTTCATAAATCCCCAGTAGCCTGTCTTGCACAGCATCGAAACGGTCGACCAGGGTCTCCATCTGAGCTGTCGTCTGGATCGCCCAGGTCTAATTGCTTCCACAGTTTACTAAAAAAAGATTTCCAATCTGCATCAGTAATTGTTATTATTGGATTTCCATTTGCATCTAAACGCAATTTATTTGGAAATTTGTATTCTTGAATTCTGCTATGTAAATATTTTAATGGGGCTTCTGCATGTACTTCAATGTTAGAGGTTAGAAGTAATGGCGGTAGTTTTAATTGTATTGGTGCCTTATGCTTTACATCTACTGACACTGCATTTCCATCCAGTCCATTCCTCATATATACATCCATATATTGATAGCAAGCAAATGTTGCATCATCTATTAGCCCTATTTTCCCATCTACTAGTGGTTGCAACCAAAATTGGCTTCTGCTATTTACAAACGATACCACCTTACCTTGGGTATATTTTATTAAGCTATAGCAAAACATTGATTTGCCCGTATCAGGCGGTCCCCATATTGCTAAACAGTTTTTTTTTGGCCTTCCTTGTAGGAAGTATCTTAATGTTGTTAAAAATGCCACTATAGATATTTCCTGATATTTTAAAAAATTAATAATATTTTTCCAATTGCCTTCTTCTGTTACACGTTCTCCACATTTCACTAGCCACTGTCCTATTGTCATATTTCTCATTTCATACCTTTTATACATTGCAACCATTTGTACACAGTCTTTTACATATTTGAATTGATTATTACATTTTAGCCATGCAGCTGCATTTGTATCGTCGTCTGCAAGGCTTGCATATCCATAAGCAACTTCTGCCTCATCTCTAATATTATTATCATATGCCCATTGCACCATAGTTGCAAATTCAAAGTTGTCTGACTCCTGTTGATGATTAACCAATGTTTGTTTTTTAATCCACTCTGGCATTGCTCCATAACAATAGCTAACATTAGACATACTTGTTTTATAAAAGTATAATGCTACAGCAACACTCCTATGCTTTGGTGGATTAGTTATAATTTGCCATTCCCGTACATGCAATACATTACACAATAAATTTATTACAGTATCCCGACATTTTGCAGCATAAAACTGAAACAACATCATTACTGTAACGCCCGTCCCCATGCTTGGATTTATAATTTGCAGGTATTCACAATGTGGTTGCAGTAATGTTTTTGCTGCCTCCAGTATTTCTGCTACCACCCCAAATATCCCCGCTATCCAACTGCAGCAACAGCTTTTATTACTTATGAATGGTCTTGTTAATTCCTTATATCCCACATCAAATGTGGCTTTAAATTTTGCATATGCAGTGGCTTCTCTATTACTACTATGCAATAGGTCTATACAATTGTTGTTACTATTATTGTTACTGGTTGTTGTGCCGCCACATGGCCCCCCAGATCTAGTCTCTACATCTGTGCTGACGTCTTCATTGGTTTCGGGCTCCCCGGGGTTGCAGCTTAATGGCTGCTCCGACGCTACCTTTGCCACCTCCGTAACAGAATCTTCAGTTTCATTGCCTAGTCCACTGTCCTCAAATACCAGCCGTCTTTTACTGGATCCTTGGGACGATACACGCAACTGTTGCAGTCTTGGGCTCAAATCTATTACTGCTTGTTGCTTTGGGCTAGGACTAAAGTACTTTCGTTTTAGAATCTTAAGCTGCTGCGTGTCGTCCTCTAGCTGCTGCTTATTTAACAATGCTAGGGAATTTCCCTCATCTGGCTCCTCCGTATTGTCTATTAGGTCTGAAATATCTGTCCCATCACTTTCTTCCAATACGGCTTCCAAAGGGTCTAACTCCTCACATGCCGCTTCTGCGTCAATAAAGTCTATTGCATTATAGTCACAAATGTGAGGGGATGTACCTTTATTGTCTTTGTCCTCCATGGCGCTGGGCTCTTATGCAGCTTGCACACACCAATTCCAGGTCTCCACACAGCAGTTGTTCCACAGACCTTATTGCCCCGTCCGTAGCTAGTACATGTAATGCTAAGGTTTTGTGACACTGCCCACAATCTGTCACAATTCTATAAGGGCTTAAAGCTTGCTCGTCCTGCTGCTCCTCCTCCTCGGTTACTAATTCATCACATAATAAGTTTGCAGGTAGCACTAAAGGGCTAAGTTCTAACTTTACATCTCCAATAGTTGCCTTTTGTCCTCTCAT